TTATACATTGATTTTATTCCCCTTTGTTCTACTTGCATATTTTTTTGCTGTTCAATTAATTTAATTATTATTCCTTCTAATCTCTGGAATCTATTTCCTATATCTTTGGTTAAGTCCTCCTGGATATATTTGTTCTGCTTCCATATAAAAAACCCGAACGCCATTGCAACAGCCAAAGGAACGCCAAATTGCTCTATTATTTGAAATATATCCACTACTTTCCATTTTTAATTAACTTCTCAATATTAGAAAAGCCCTGTTCTATTTTTGATTCCAACACGGCAACCCTTTTGTCATTATCAATTGCTAATTTTTGTGCCGTATTTGCCGTTTCTTGGGCGTTTTCGACATCTCTTGAAACAATACCTGCCGTAAACAAGATATTGCCTAAAATCAAGCATATTGTAATCCAGTTGCCTATGCTTATTCTCTCTTTCATATTAATTCAAAATGTGGTAAATCATCAAAAGTGTTCTTAGAGAAGTCTATAACCCCATTATTAAAACCTCTCCAATTACCACCCCATCTGATATTGTGTGAAATTTCACCTAATTCTTTTAAAATTTGTGCCTGTGAAAGAACATATCCTGCGAAATAATAAAATCGCTCTCTATCATTCCAATCTATTGGGTAAGGACAAACATCAATAGCCCTTGACGGGATTCCATTGTGCTTGCCGTGAGGATACTCTTTCTGCGAATTACCCTTCGCAAACGCTTCATTTTGCTCTTCTTCGCCCCTGTGTCCGCAAATAACAGAGCAATCAACAGTTTCTATAATATCATTAAATAAGGCTTGTAAATCTTCATGGCAGGTCGCTAATCGTTCTCTGGATGCTTTGCCGAATTTTGGCATGATTTATCTCCGAAGATTTTATTGTAATTTTTAATATACCTCCTATCAGAAAGGTCTATACGAAGCCAATCACCCTTGCCCGAACCATTAAGATCACCCTTTTTGCGAATTACTCTGTTTTGACCTGTTACAGTATTTTCGCTTGGGCTTCTCATTTCTTTTTAGACTTCTTTTTAGCAGTCTTTTTAGGGGCAGTATAGGGTGTCATATCTTTAAGTCCTTTTATCCTTGTCCATTCGCTTGAATCAAGCAGGTTTTTTAAAGATTTATCGTCAATGTTTTTAAAATCCCTCACCTCTCCACTAACATTTTTTAAATACACACTCATATAATCTCCTTATCTGAAGGGGGCAGTTGCCCACCCCCTTCAATGTTACATACTATTACGAAGCATTAACGAAGTTTAATCCCATTTTATTAGTTGCGGAATCAAGTAATTTCGCACCATATATCATGTCAGCAATTACCTTCGTACCAAGATAATCAACATCATATTGAGATTGCAATCTTACATCTTGAGAGGCTGCAAAAGCACAAGCACCCGGAACATAAACAGCACCACTCCTACTGGTTCCACCTGTAGCTATAGCCTGCGAGAAGAATACATCCATTCCGTAGATCAAGCCAACTGCACCAGTAGTAACATGGCTACCAGCAGCAGCATTTGAACCTGAAGGAATTGCATCTTGTCGTACAAAGTAAGAGCCTATACCTGCGGTTGGATTTAAAAGATCAGCAAGTATTAAATGATTCACAGCCATTGAACATTGATTTGGATCAATATCTAAATCATAGAGACTCGCAAGTATTGATTCAAGATCACCAGTTGCAATAGCATCATCGGCAGTTAAAGTAACTGTAGTTTGCATCCCATCAAGCTCCGCCCATATATCAGTTTCAACCTTTCTTGCCAAAGATTCACCAAAAGCTCTCGCATATTTTGAAATAAGCTCATATTCTGCCTGTATTGTTAAAATATCTTCAAATATTTCAGCCTGATATATTTGTGTATTAATATCAAGTTGAACAGCAGTTACATCGTGAGCCTGTGGCGTTGAGTCTTTATTGGTATCCCAAACAACAGCAGTAGATTGAGTTTTAGTTTGTGCAGTTTGCATCAGAATTGCAGGGATATTAATTTTATCACCTTTATTCTTAACAAGTGCAGAATAATCATCTACTGAATTACGCAATTTATTAGCCCTGAAAAAGAAGCTATAAATTGCATCTGCCCACACCTCTGGCACGAAACCATCACCAGATGTTTTGTCCATTAAATCACCAACAGCACCACCAACAAGGATAAGACTTAAAATGTCTATCATAAGTTGAGGATCGGTTGTTAAAAATGTAAGTTCCATTTCTTTCTCCTAATTTTTCATTTTTCTTTGAGCTGCCGCAAGTATATCACTCCAATTCCTTTTTGCTTCTTTGGGGTCAATAGAAGTCCAATCCATTGGCGGTGGTTGTTTACCAATCGATCCCCGAGCCGTAGGAGCTTCTGGAGTTTTTGCAGCAATTTTATTTTTAAGTAAACGAAGCGTAGATAAACCTTCTTTTGAAAGTTCTTCTGCTTCCGCTTCATCAGAAGCTATAGATGCGATGAGGTTAGTTTTCTCATCATCCTCATACTTTGAAAGCCGAGTATATTCGCCTTCCAGTTTCTCAACCTTAGTATTAAGTTCAGCTATGAGTTCATCTTTTTTACCATCTTCTGATAATTGTTTTTGCCTTGCTTTTTCGTTTGCAGTATTATGTTCATCCAATTTAGCTTGCAATTCTTTAATTGTAGCTTTTTTAGCCATTACTTCCTGCAACAAACCAGAATCGGCATTTTCAGGTTTGCTCTCTGCCTTAATGTCAAGACTTTCTTGTACGGTTTCTTGTACTTTCTCTTCGGACATACTGCCCTCCTTTTATGTTATGCACAAGTTATCAACATCTTATTCACATTTTCTTGCACGAATCCAATAACAAAACTTAAATTAAGGTGTAAATAAAATGCAAGTATTTACAATACTTTTCTTAAAAACTTAAAGGCGTGCTTTAAAATAACTTAATTTTTGCAAGCTAACTTATCAACATATAAAAGAGAGTGGTTTAAATTCATGGATTATGAACCGCATAGAGGTCAATCCATGCTTCACTTCCCACAAAAAAAAAGTGCAAGATTTTTTGTTATCGTGTGTGGCAGAGGATACGGCAAAACCTTTGCATCTGCGAAGGAAGCGTCGTTTGTTGCATCACAACCTAACAAAAAGGTAGCCCTTGTGGGGCTGTCATATAAGAAGTCAAAACTCCTGTTTGATGAAATCTGGCGGACAATGGTTATTCCAAATAAATCTGCCGTTATTAAGTCGTCAGAGAAAGACCAATATGTGCTGTTTAAATGGAACTCATCTATTGAGGGTTTGTCGGCTGATAACCCAGATTCGTTAGTCGGTGACGAATATGACTTGGTGATATTGGATGAGGTTGCCAAAATGAAGCAGGATATTTGGGATATGTATATATCTCCTGCCGTCGGTCGTCGCAATGGTAAAGCGATATTTATAACAACCCCGCAAGGCTACAACTGGATATACGATAAATATCTTTTAGGGAAAAAAGACCCTATGTGGGAGAGTCATACTGCTCCTGCTTGGGAAAACCATCACGCATATCCGCAAGGCGAAAATAATTCTGTTATTTTAGAGCGTAAGCGGAATATGTCTAAAGAAGTGTTTGACCAAGAATATGGTGCGAAATTTACTTCATTTGCAGGTCGTGTTTATCCGTTTGACAGGAATTTAGATGTGGGGAAATATGGATATAACCCTAATTTTCCTACCTATTGTGCGATGGACTTTGGTTATCGTATGCCAGCCGTTGGATGGTTTCAGGTTTATAATGTTGGTGGAATTGAGCATATCAATATGATAGATGAGTTTATCCACCAGGAGAATATTAAAACAGAGTCTTTAGCTCAAATTCTTAAAGAAGCACCATATAATATAGCTGCCTATTATGGTGATCCTGCTGGTATGCAAGCACAAGGGCAGTCAGGGCTTGGTGATATTGAAATATTAAGACGACACGGCATTGTTGTTCATTCTGTAAGAGATAAAACTTCAAGAAATAAGGCTTCGGGCGAAACTCATGTTCGTGGCTTTATGGAAAGTGCAGATGGACTAAGAAGGTTTCATATAGACGAGAAATGCACAGGGATTCAAGAGGATTTAGAAAGTTTGCGTTACCCAGAGTCAACTATAGACCTAAAACCTGAGAGTTTAAAAGATGGCTACCACGATCATGGTTGCGATATGGTTAGGTATTTTTTTGTAAACCGTTTTCCAATTAAAAAAAGAGAAGTAAGGATGATTAAAAGATGATAGACTTAATTCAAGACTCAATTAAGGAATTAAAACTTCACAATGCGAAAAAGCGTGAAGATCATATTGAGAAACTTTTAGACTACTACAATGGCAATGATACAGCTAATTACATTTCAAGAATGTTTGCTGGTTCTGCTTTTTCTGAAATTCCACCAGTAGAAACAAATATAACAAGAAAATTCATCAATAAGATGAGCAGAATTTATACGATTGGTGCAATCAGGAATGTAAATGATAAATATAATGAGCTTACTATTCTAAAAAATGCTCGCATGAAACATATCGAGCGTATGACCCGTCTTTGTGGTACTATTGCGACACGAGTAGTAATGGTAGATGGGGATATGCCTTATCTTGACTACAGACCTATATATTTCTTTCATGTAAACTTTGAAGATGACCCATTTACGCCAAAATCTATTTCATATCCAGTTTTACAACCTGTGGAAGATACATCTAAGGTGGAAAAGCTACAATATGCCTATTGGGATAAAGAAAGATACCTTTTAATGGATGAAGATGGTATCATTTTAGATGAAATACCACACAATTATGGCGTTTTACCATTTATTTTTACTCACAGAGAAAACCAAACAGACAGTTTTTATGTGGAAGGTGCGAATGATATTGTTAATGCGAATGAGCATATAAATATAGCAATGACAGAAATGCAACTTGGACTTCGCTTTCAAATGTTTGGACAGCCTGTTATGACGGGTGCGGAAATGGGGAATAAGCAAAGAACAGGCTCAGATGTGACATTAGAATTACCCGAAGGTTCTACATACGAAATCGTTGCCCCGCAAGGCAATGTCGAGGGAGTTATCGAAAATGTTAAATTCCTCGTTGAACTCGTAGCACAAAACAACCACCTATGGGTTCAATGGTCAGAGCAAGGAGGGGAAGTTCCTTCGGGTATCTCTTTGATGATAAAGGACTTAGAGCGAAGCGAAGATTACCAAGACGACTTAGAACTCTGGAGAATGTACGAGTATGAATTATATAGAGTTGAAAGACAGGTCGCAGCAAGTTTTGGTGTATCCCTGCCAAGCGACTTGGGCTTAGACTTTAAAGAGCCTGAGTATCCAAAGACAGTTCAGGATCAAATTCTTTGGGATAAACACAGATTAGAGCTTAATTTAATTAATGAAATTGGGCTTTTAATGGAATACAATAACGACTTAACACAAGAACAAGCGGAGTTAACCATTGCCTCAAACAAGCAAAGAAACCAAAAACTCTCAATCTTTGAAAAAGCACGCCAAGCAGCTCAAAGAAGAGATAATTCCATCTCTTGAAGTAACACTTGACGACAACATTGAAAATTGGATTGATATAGAAACAATGACTCCTATAATCAGTATGGCGGTGCAACAGTCTGAAGAAAATATAATAAAAAATACATCAAGCTATTCAAAGGCTAAGAAATTAGGAGAAAAGTTCGCTCGTGAAATTACAGATTAAAACGACCTTTGACTTTGGGAAATTAGCTGAAAATTTACCAAAAATTCTTGAAAAACATAGCCAGAGGACTGCCAGAAGTTCTGCTACTGGTGCAAGGGAGGCTATTGATAAGGGTGTTAGCCCGCCACTTAAAAAATCTACAATAGCAAGAAGAAAAAGGGCAGGTACAGGCGGAAGTAAACCACTTTTTGAAACAGGGGCATTACATCGAAGCATAAGAGGTACTTCTGAAGGCTTGGAGATGAATATATACGGATTATACCATCATCAAGGGCATAGCAAAGGACATTTCCCCTCTCGCCCATTTATACAACCATCAGAGAGAGCTATATTAAAATCGTTTGATGCGTTTAGAAAAGAATTAAGAAAGGCACTTAAAAAGTAATGGCTGATGAGGAACAAAATACGCAAACTCTTGAAGAAGAGGATGAGAACATCTTATTATGGGCGACGCTTGGAATTAGTTTTGCGATTGACATCTTCGCAACAGAAATTGAGCGAGAAATTGCTCTCCTTAGAAACGCAGGTATCTCAAATGATCAAATACTTAGAATCCTGCGAAACGATCTATCAACAAATGGAAGAATATTCGGACGACTGCGAAATAATATTAAGCGAGGAATTGTATCAGCAGTTATGCAAGCATCTCGGATCGGACAAGATAGAGTTTATGGGGATAGCGTAATGATGCAATGGGTATCTGTAGGAACGCCTAAAATATGTGTAGATTGCGAATCCCGCATTGGACAAGTAAGGTCTTGGGAAGAATGGGAGGCTTTAGGACTTCCTGCTTCTGGATTTTCCGTTTGTAAAGAGTATTGTTACTGTCAGCTTATTCCTGAGACTGTTCCGATGCCTGATTCAGTTTCTTTATAGCCTTTTCGGCTTCTAAAACCCGCTTTTCCCACTCAACACGCTGACTGGGGGTAGGTCGCCTTGCAGGCAATGGCTCAATTCCTGCCAATTTTGCCCTTCTTTGCCACTTTCTCATAATCTTCCGAGCCTGATTACGCTTTTTCTTGTTTTCAGCCTCTTTGACGGCTTTTCTTACAGCAGAATGGTCTTTTTTTGCCCGAATCGCACCATGTTCTTTCTTTCTGGGCGGTAATTCACTAAAATCCTGTAATTGCACAGGCACATCTTCAACTATCTCTGCATCCTGAATATCACCAATATCAGACTTTTTCAACCACTTCTCAAATGGACTATCAATAGTAACATGGATATTCTTCTGCAATTTACCACCATGCTCTAAAACCAATCTACCAGCCTGCACATTACCAGCCTTTGCCTCACGAACCATCGCCCGTAATACTTGCACTTCCTCATAAGCATGTTCAACCATATAAGCCTCATACACAGCATCCCAGAAATTAGGGTCTCTGCGTATATTATACAGAACCTTATCCGATACGCCACAGGAAACAGCAACATCTTCATGTAACACATTTGGTGTATTCGCATATATCTGAACAGCTTTATCAATAACTCCTCTAAGCTGTAAGCTTTTATCTGTAGAAGGCACTTATATCTCCTCTGTGTCCATACCTAATAATTTAATGTTAAATGGCACTTATTTTACAATTTTTTAAATTTTATGCTTTCTGGACTTATTTTTTTTATTTTGTGGGGAATGGTGATGCCCCCGCCCCTGGCTGACCGATACCCCTCTACCCCTTTTTGATGTGACCGGATACCCCTGGGGATAACCTGCGGATGGTAGTTTGAGCGTCCTGGGAGTGGTGTGAGCTGACC